TGCGGGGCCTGCTCCTCCCCTCCGACAGCCGGACGGAATAACACAGACCGATATACTGTGAAATGAATTACAAAAGAGACATCGTGAAAACGGTGTCTCTTTTTATTTTACCGAAGGGAGGAAAGATTTTGTTTCATGGTTCGTTGCCAAGCTCAGTACAACAAATTTTAGGAAGCCTTGTAAAAGACTGGAAGGTCGATGACATCTATATTGGATGTTCGGGAAATTTCACTATCGAAAGAATGCTGCAGGGCGTCACAAATGCTGCTTTGCATGGAAACGATGTCACAATCTACTCCTGCCTGCTGGGCAATTACGTTTCTGGGAATTCACTGCAGGCGAAGTTCAAAGACAGCTATGATGGTCCAATGGCCTTCGTGAAGGATTACATGAAGGACGATGCTAGTATTGTTTCGGTTTCTCTTATACTCTCGAAGATGGCGACATACCTTGGCACAAAGCCGAATCCATATTACGTCAAAATGATCGACGCCTACAAAAAACAATGGGACCGGCT